TCTATTCTTTTTGATATTTTTTCAAATTGAGCGTCATCTGTTTTTGGACCTTGAAAAGAATCATTTCTTTTGATAACTTTTTCACCTCCATTACCATTCTTTTTCTTTTTATAAACAACATTCATATCTGTTTTAAAAGCAAAGAATAATAACGTAGCGCTATTATTATTTAAGTTACCTCCAAGAGTATTACCTCCTTGTATATTTTGGTAAGCATCCCATTTAGATGCTAATTTAGATATTTCTTTAATATCTTCTTGAGTTAAGCTAGGGTTTATCTTTTTTAACTCAGTAATGTTTACATTCTTAACTTCTCCAAAATAATAACAATCCTGAAAAGTTGGATCTTCTGTTGGAGACCAAACCATATTAGCAGGATCGCACCATTCTATTTTAATTCCATTATGTGTATCAAAAGAATGTTTAGCAGCAGAAACTCCTAAAACAGTAGCATCTTCATCTAATCTTCTTTTTATTAAATCGTAGTTGTTTAACTTTAAAACATTATCAATAGCTTTTTCTTCTACTACTTCAATTTCGTCTTTATAAAACTCCATGTGAAGATCAAGTTCCTGTTTTGTTTCAGGCATTTCATCTTCTGGTATAGGATACATATCAATACCAAATAATTCTTTAGCATCTTTATATATTTTTTTACCAACCATCGCTTTTTCAATATTGGTTTTATACGAGTTTTTCTTTTCAGAAGATATACTATCAATAGCCTCAGCCTTAACCTCATACTGTCTTGTAGACATTCCATTAACAACAATATCAACAAACTTAGGTATAATAGGTACTGGAGTCCAATCTAAATTTAGATAAGATATATCCCCATTAACACTCATTTCCTTTTTATACTTTTGAACAGATTGTTCTCCTCTTGCGTATAATCTTAGTTTATGAAAGTGATCTCTATTCGTGTAAAATCTAGAACCATTAAGAGATGTTTTTCTAAACCATTCTCCCTGAATTGCGTGTCCTACACTTCTACCATATTCCTCACTCATTTTAGTAGCATCATCAGCTAATTGATCTGGAAAATATACGTTAGGTAATGAAAAGTCTTGACTCATATTTATTTTAGTAATTCGCTTTGTAATCCTTTATTGGAATATCTTGCAAAATTAAACAATATTTCTTTATTATTTCTAATGGGCTTAGATACATACGTTTGATTAGCCATTATAGCAAAGCCACTACTAATAGTTGCATCAAACTTAGTTCTATTACTTATGTCATAATTAGCCCAGTCTAATAAAGTTCTGTTAAAGAACATGTTACCCATTTTACCAGCATCTCTAAATTGACCACTATAATCAATACCAACGTGCTGATCTATATAAGCTTCTAATGCATTTGCGTGTAACTCAATTACCTGAGTAGATGAAGGTATACCACCTAACTCTTTTTCTGATTGACTTAAGTCATTCTTGTGCTTATCAGGTCTTCTCAAACAAAAACCAGTGTACCCTCTATTGTAGAAATATCTTAACTGACCAACCTTATTATTCTCAATAAGAATTGGCATACCATAAAACACACAAGCCATTAAACAATCTTCATAAAATTCTTCAGATGTCCTTGGTCTTGCTATATACTCTAAAAAGAAAAAGTTACTTGGAGCGTCATCCATATTGAACTTTGTCAAACCATGTAAAGAACCTTTAGATCCACCACCTCCAACAACTCCAGATATATCATATGTATCACATCCAAAAGCACCAACATGTGTATTACCAGGATATTTCTTACCATTCTTTATCTCTATCTTGTTAGACATATCTTTATTAGGAAACCAAGTAACTTTGAAATTACCATCTCTACTAGGAATCCATATAACCTCACTATCTTTTATTCCATTCTTCCATGCAAACTTACCTGTATTTACAATTCTGTTTATTTCTAACCCATCATTGTAATCTATTTGTTCGTATATTTTAGCTAAATCATATAAAGAGTTTTTAGCCTCATCTCTAAATGCATGACTTTCTGTTCTTGGAAACTGTCTGTAGAATTCATTTAAAGCGTCAGAATTGTTCTTTAAGGCACTAACTTCGTTCTCCCAATAATCTATAACCCCCGTGTAAATAAAACCTCCCTGAATGTCCCTAATAGGTTTCTCAGGAGTCCTGAATACTGGTTGACCATATATATCAATGTATCCTTCGAAATTCCACTCCATAGGAATGAATAAAGCGTAAAGACCGCTAAGTGTTTGTCCATTTGCATTTCTTTTTGTAACGTCTGAATCGTTATATAATGATTTGTAATTCCCTCCTCCTTTTGATATAGAGTTTGATGTAGAACCCATCATACACTTACCAATAATTCTTCTACCTAAACGTAAACAAGTTTTAGTAACCCTCCAGTTATTAAGGATATTGTTTGGTACTTCCCACTTACCACTCTCATCATGAACTAGTCTTAATAATTTTTCCCCATCATAACTATTATCTGCTGTATTCTTCCAGTCAATAGTAGTATCTAATCCATCAACATCATCTTTTAAAGAAGACATATTGTTCTTTGTGATTTTAGATGCTGGTACACGATAAGCTAATTCCGTTTTAGGCTTATCCATACCATCCATGATTGGTTTAAAAAAGAAAGGGTAGTTACCAGATATAGGAACTACTTTATCAGTAAACATCTTTTTAGCATCATTACCAGTCTTCGATAGAATACCTAAACGACTATCTCGCGCAAGTGTAGCGGTATTTACTAATTCAGCAGAAGACATAAATGAAAAACCAGAACGTCTATTCTTTAAATAACACATTCCATAACTTCTTTCATCAGCTATACAAGCCTCCCAAAATAAAAAGAATACTCTATTAGCCTCTCTGAATTCAGCATGACCAACATCAATTTTAGTCCATTGCAAATACATGTAATGTGTACCAGTTACATAAGTTGGAGTACCATTATTGTAGAACCAAAACCCTTCTTCCCTTCTATCAAATTCATTCTCTATATACTCAACGTATTTATTTTTGAATTCGTTTGGATATTCATTCCATTGGAATACAGAAGTTATTTTTTGCAGTTCTTTCGGGTATTCAAAAGGACTCCAATACTGCTCTTCTTTTTTCTTATCTCTTTTGTAAACTGTTTTTGGTACTGAAGGTAGTGCTACGTGAAGACCTTGTATTTCATACACTTCTCCAATAGTACCGTCTTTAGATACAACAACAACATCGAATTCATGGTTGTACCCATATTTCCATTCTTTCTTCTTGTTTAATCTATCAATGTCTTTTGAATCTATTTTATCAATAATTCTAAATAAACTATTATCTTCCTTTACTTCTTTTTTCTGCGAATGATTGGAATTTGACTTCATCTACTTCTTCTTTTTGATTACCTTCAAGCATATTTTTCTCAGTCTCTATCTTTGCTAAAATATAGAATGCATCATCTAAAGCAGTTTTCTTTGCTAAAACAGCATTCCTCATTTTATCAGCAGATATATCATCTAGTGTGTCATCAGATATGATTTCATCAGCAAGCACCTTTATAAGTTCTATTACAGACTTATACGCTGCTTCTATGATCATTTCTTTTAATTGTGCATGATCGTGTTTCATAATTCATTTAATTCGATTACAACGTCTCTATCGTACATTCTATAAACCTTCTCTCCTTCTACATCAAACTCGTACTCGCTATTCTTAGTAAAAGCAACAAAACTACCGCTCTTTAAGTTTAACTTTCCTTCTTGATATTTACTTGGGTATACAATAACACCAATATGCTTCTCTTCTTTTTCTGTAGAGTGTAGTAATTCATTTTGAATTCTAGCAATTGGTTTTACAAAACAATAGTTTAAATGAGATTTCCATATACCATTTGATTTATATAGGTATATTCTATCTTGACTTACTATGTATAAATCATCTCTAAAAAACTCTGGTGATTTAGTTTGTCTACCTTTCATGTCGTGATACGTTCTGAACACATTATGATGAAGCACAACAACGTCTCCTACTTTTACCTCTCCTTTATAGTATATTGGCAATTCAATTACTACAGCTATTCTATTTACATACTTAGCTAAATCTAAAGAAGTGTTAAAAGTAACTTCAACTCCACCAATGTTTTTGGTGTTAGTATATTGTTCTCCAATAGGAGAAACTACAAAATTATATGGAGACTTCATTAGAAATTTATATTAAATTCTAATACCATAGGTACATTGTTATTTATCTCTTTCCAACAAAGAACTTCCTTGTCTTTTTCAATCCATATAACAATACCAGTGTCTGTTCTTTGTATCACATGTATTACGTAACTACCAAACACAGGTTGTCCAACAACGTAGTGCATAGAGTTTTTGTAGTCATTCCCTATGCTGACTTTTCTTATTTCTTGCATTATATTAAATTTTAAAAGCCATCGGTTAGGATGGCTTATCTTTTATTTTTCTTCAGTTTCTTTAACCGTGTAAATACCAGTTGATGTATCAATGTCAACATCACCATACTGCTCTTTTAAATCATCTTTAAATTTGCCGTAATCCTTTTCTAGTTCTGCAATCTGAGAAAGTAACCCTCCTTTTTGAAATTCATATTGAAGTGTTAATCCACCAACCATTTCTCTTCCTCTTCTAAAAGATTCTTCAAATGTTTGAATCTTTGATAACTGATGTTCTGTAATACGGTTTTCAACCATATCTGAAATTTTTTTGTCTTTCATGTGTGTATTTAATTAAATTTATATGCAAATATAGTTATTTTTATTTAAAAAACTTTAAAAATGGAAACGCAATCTTACCATACTTCTCTAATAACCATATAACTATTACTGGTATTAAAAACCAAAGATACATCCAGTAATTGGGTTTCTTATCTATATTCTTAACAAATACTTTTTTAGACTCTGCTCTTTTTACATTTAACTTTTTTACAGAAGAGACTTTAGTTATAGCTTTGGTTTTATCAGTTTTAACAGAATGTTTTTTCTTTGATTTTATAACTGTATTGGTATATGACTTACCATTTATAACCATTGGTTTTAAACTATCTAAAGGCTTATATTCAACCTCATCAATAGTTTCATTTGTGATTATATTACTATCCTTTACATACGTACTATCAATTTTAATAACTAAAGAACTATCAACTTTTGTATCAATGTTTACTTTTGATACATCAACTTTTCTTGTAGCGCATGATACTAAAAGTAATAAACTAAATATTAATATAAGACGTTTTGCCATTTTTCTTTATTCCTTTAAGTATTTGTTTTCTCTGTTTACCTGTTGATTCGTAAGATACATGTACCCAATCAGGATTTGCATCGGTTCCAAACTCCCATATCAATTGATCAAAAACTAAATTATGTTTTATCCAATCAAAAACTTGTGCGTTTGATATTGTAGTACCATCCATATCTATATCCATTGCTTCACCACTACAGTGTTGACTAGAACTTGCTCCTCCTATTGCTTTGTTCAAAGCTACACATCTATATCCAGATGATATATGTATTGGTTGATTAAAATGTTCTCTAATTGGTTGGAATATATTTATAGCTAACTTCTTCATGTTAGACAATATATCTTCAGAAGGCATATTGTTAATTCCTTTTCTTTTTGCTTCACTACTGATAATCATTTCAGCAAGTGATAAATTTTTTGATAATTGCATTAGCTTGTTATTTCATTAATGTCTGACTTAATTTCTTTAGCTCTGTTAAATGTTCCCTTTAACAATTTCCAAATATCTATTTTAAACGTCTCCTCAATGTTTTCTTTTATTGATACCAACTCTGTAAAAATCAATAGAATTGCACATATCTTTGTAAACATAAAGTCAAAACCAAATGCGTGTTTAACGAACTCATTAAGTACATATTTATCTATCACAAATAAAAGTATAATACATACTTCATATAGAGCCATCTTACTTATTACGTTAGATAGTTTTCTACTTCTAATACTTCTCCAACCTTCTAGTTTTATACTTTTATAAACACCTGTTACTGTATCTAGAACTATTGCTGCACCAACAGAAATAAGTAATCCGTAAATAGGCACAAAAAATAGTATAAATGATGCAAATATGTAGTTAATATATTTCATTATCTTCCTTGTCCTTTATTTAGTTTCTTATAGTTTTTAGAGCCTTTAGATAAAGATGTTTTAGACTTCGCATGAATACCTGGTCTACTTACTTTTTTCTTATCTACTTTAGTAGATTCTTGTTTTACCTTTGCCATTTTATGTTTTTTATTGTGTATAGTTAATACCTCCAGATCCAGACCCGCTTGTTACTGTTACGTCTAAAGTATAAGAGTAAGTTCCAGGTGATAATGTAAATGTAGTTGAAGTTGTTGTTCCAGCAGAACTTCTTATTGTTGCTCTAGTTGTTCCTCCAATATTTAAGTTAGTTGATAACCTACCAGTTCCATATAAAGTTGAATAGCAACTAAATGTAGCTACAGCACCTACTATGGTGACTGTACCTGTTATAGTTCCAGAGTATCCAATTGACATTAAATTACTAAATGTTACTGATTTAGCAGGTGCAGCACTATGATTATACGAATACCATTCAGACATAGATGCTGGATTTGTTGCAGAAGGTCTACTCGAACTATTTGTATTAATAGTGGCATAACCACCATTTTCAGCAGTATCTAATGATATTGTTGCAGTACTAGAACGTCCCAATTCAGTATTGATTTGAGACATACTAATAGTACCTGATGCTGGCATTGTCATGTTATACTTGTGGTGTTACTATAGGTTGTTCTACAACTTCTTCAACTGGTGCCCACGGTGCTGGTGTCTCAACATACTTAGGAGCTACTTTAGCTTCTATTTGTTTTGCAATGCGTTCTTGCATGTGAGGTTTATCAGCTACAGCTTCTAACCAAGATATAATATCCTCTGGAGTTAATTCGGAGAAAGGTTTATAACTTTCTGTGTTAGGGGCTGGCATTGGCGTTACTCCTGCAAATGTTCCTTCATTACCGTTATCATCTACTCCAACGTAGTTGTATCTTACTCTAGTAATTACTTTTTCTAATCCATTTAATTCTGGAGCTAACTCTAGCTTCATTGTGCTATCTGTTAAAAATGTGAATGTGATTGCCATTATTTATTTATTAATTTGTTTACTAATTCTTTTAATTCTTCTATTTGTGTTTGTTGTTCTTTTATTGCTTCAATTAATAATGGAACTATTTTTTCGTATTTAACTGCTTTATAACCATTATCTCTTGTTGTTACTATTTCTGGTAATACCAACTCAATTTCTTGAGCAATAACTCCTACATCATGTCCTGTATAAGTATCTTGTTTATCATTCCAATCAAAAGAATATCCTCCTATTTGTTTTACTTTTTCTAAAGCATTTTCTATAGATGTAATATTATCCTTTAATTCTTTATCTGAGGAGCCATAAGCAACTACATCACCTGCAAATGTGGCTACACCACCATTTGAAATTGATGCTTTATTTCCATTGACTGTATCTCTAAATATCCAACCTCTATTTGCTGTTGAATCCATAGTAAAATATGTAGCCCAATCTGCTGTCACAGAACCAAACGTTCCAAATGTAGCAGTTCCTGCAAACATTAACCCATATTGTGGTTGTCCTGTTGCGGCATTATTATATAAAGATATACCTATACCACTTGTTGAGGATGTATTTTGAACACCTAAATAAGTTGCATTAACTGCGTTTGCTGTATTTAGTACATTTAATTGAGTTGTTGATGCTGGGTCTACATAGTATCCTGTATTGTTTGAATCGTAGAAGATAGGTGCTCTAGAGGAAGATCCAGCATAAGATATGTAGTTTGTCCCTACATCTCCATTTTGATTTGCCCACCATATTTGACTACCATTTACATTTCTTAATTCAAATACGTCAGAACTATTTTTTAGCCATTGGTATCTTCCAGGACCTGCATTACCAGTTGCTCCAAAAGTAATCACTGAGAAGCTTCCTGAATCTATAATTCTTAATCCTTCATCATAATTACCGCCTGTACCACCTCCAATTGTTACGGTACCTTTTAATACAGCTGAAACATCTGCGTCTGCTGGATTTATATAATATGCAGTATCGTTTGAATCGTAAAATACGGGGGCCCTTAAACTGCTATCAGACTGTAAATAACTTCTAGTAACTAATACAGTTCCATTGTGATCCATACTCATGCCAGTCTTTGAACCGGTAGTAAATGAATCCGTTGTAGCAAAGTACATTTTGGTACCATAAGCTCCAGAACTTTGAACATATACACCGGCTTGAGCGTTTGTGTTGCCCCAAGTCCAAGTTACACCATTAGCATAGTCTGCAATTCCTCCCATTAAGGTTAAACCATAAGATGTCAACCCAGGCGTAGCTGCATTAAAGGATGTCTGGTTATTAAGTAATAAGTTTCTAAAATTACTTGTAGAAGCAAAGTCGCCATAATAAGCTGTGTCATTTATATCATAAAAAACAGGTGATCTAAATGAACTATTTGTTATTACAATATTATCATTATAACTTCTTACATAAGTTGAGTCTGACATATACCAACCTCCACTGTATGTTTGATTGTACCAACCCGTAGCTCCAACTGATCTAAACCAATTATTAGTAGAGATAGAACCATCAACTCCAGCATCAGAACCTGCCCAAAGTCTATTTACAGCAACATTGTTCAAGTTACTAGTTGAAGCTGGATCTACATAGTATCCTGTGTTGTTTCTATCGTAATATATTAAAGCTTGAATACCTCCTCCTACCATAATATCAGAGGTGTTATACCAAGCTAAATATAGATTATTTGCTGCTTTCGCATCTATATGTAAATTCCCATTAGATGTAGAAATAGTAGAATAATCGGTTGCTCCACCATTACCCCCTAATCTTAAATATTGAGATGAAGTATTAGGACCTAGTAAAACTTCCCCCCTTCCTCTATATGATGTTCCTGTTGAGGTAGGATCTATATAATAAGTAGTATCATTTGAATCATAAAATATAGGTGCTCTAAAATCAGACGCTGCAGATGCTGTTCCAGTAGAACCAACATTAAATTTAGCAGATCCGTTTGCATACATTCCTATAAAGTCAAATCCACCTGCTGTTGCAGTTGTGGTACCGTACAACATAGTGCTTGACCATGTAGCAGCAGTATTATTTAATCTTAATAGTGAACCTGATCCAGAATCTTCTATATGAACTTTTTGTAATGGGTTAGATATACCAAACCCTGTGAATCCAGTAGATAAAACTCTAATTCTTTCTACTCCTCCAGCGTTTAATCCTAAATCTTGACCAGCATTTCTACCAAATACCCCACTGCCATATACCCCATTCCCGTTAAAGAATATACCTCCATTATTAGGTGTATATATATCTCCAGAAGTAATAGCCCCTCTTCCAGTTACACTTGCTAATGTATCTGTTTCAGTATATGATGTTATAAATGCTGGAGCACCTGTAATCTTTGACCAAGCTAACCCTGTAATCCAAGATGGATTTGAGTAACTACCAGTTAATGATGCGTAAGTTGATGCAGCTAAAGCTGTTGTTAAATATCCAGCTGAAGCATGATTACCCCATCCATAAGCAGTATTCCAATTTGTTTTTTCTGTAGCAGTTATGCTTTTTACATAGGAAGGCACTGTTGGGTCTGTTTCTGTGTAAGAAGAAATATAACCACTAGGATTAGATGCATTATAAGGAGTATATCCTAATACAGCTGGTATAGTTTTATTTTTCCATAAGTTTACAGTACCACCCTCGTAGGTAAGTATATCATTATTTGCAGGAGGTGTTGTTTGTAGATCTACATTATGTAATTCTTCTAGTTCAAACCCATTTTGTACTTTAACAAATATCTCCCCATTATTAGCATTTACTCTAGTAACAATACCTATAAATACTAAATGTGCTGGTGCATATGGTTTATTAGCTAATCCATAAATAAGATTACCACCAGTTCCTAACCATACTGGATTACCTACAACAGCAGTGCTAGTGTTTAAACCACTAAGTAACCCCTCTGTAATTACATCTGCAAATCCATTTATACCAACAGTTGCATTTAGTAACCCCATTGTTTTTGATGATGTTGCCTCAGCAGCATTAGATGCTAACCCAACAATCATATTTGTACCATCTGCATCTGTTACATAAACAGCCTGACCTTTATTTATTGCAACACTGGCTTTTACTGAGTGTTGTACGTGATTAGCAGTACCTACAGTAACTCCTAAATCGGATAACATTTCAGTTCCAGTTCTATACTTAACAACTCCACCGTCAGACACTAAAAATTTATCAGTATCTACGGTAGCGTTTTGTATTTGTGATGCGCTTAAAGAGCCATCTATCTCAACAGATGTTTTTATTTTTTGACTCATATTGAGGTTTTATTATCCTATTTTCTTAACTAATACTCTAATTCTTCCAGCTGTTGGAGAAGTTGTAAATGATACAGTAATTGTATTGATAGTTGTTCTAATAATATCTGATATAACAGTCTCATAAGAAACCAAATCAAACAATTGAACTTCTACATCTCTAGAACCTAAATTGTGAGTTACAGTATAACTTGTTGATAATCCATCACCAATAGTAGACGCATAAGAATACTTACCATTATTAATAGATAAATCTACAGCTCCTGAAGTATTTGTTACAGTTACAGAGCTATCTGCTGATGCAACACTTTGAACTGGAGCACTTCCATTTACATATTGAATAGCATAGAAGTTACCATCATTAGCTTGTATCTCCCATCTATCGGTTGTTTCATTCCATCTTAATTGACGATTTGGATCATCACCTCTCTCTACTTCAATACCAGCATTTTCAGTTGCAGAACCTACAGCATTACTATTTAAAGTGATTATATTATCAGCTAATAAAATAGTTTCTGTATTAACAGTTGTTACAGAACCACTTACAGTTAAGTTACCTCCAACTACTAAATCATTATTAATTGTAACATCATTAGGTAGTCCTATGTTTATTTGGTCACCGCTTTCTGTTACCTCTATTTCTCCAGTGGTACCAGATATAGTAACACTATCAGTAGAAGCATCAGAACCAGTTAAAACTATAGTAGAAGAATTACTTCCACTAGCACCAACACCTACAGCGTAAGTTGTATTTGTATCTGTAACAGTTTCAGTTGCAGAAACAATACCTACAATATGTCCAAAAGAATCCAATGTTATATCTTGAATATAAGTTCTTCCTGAGTTATTTACAGATGAAGATGGACTTGTAGATGGATGAGCAGTTAAATATCTACCGTCTAAACTAACTGTTAGATCAGCTAAAGCACCACTTCTGCCTAATGTAAGAACACCAGTACTAGATGCAAAGGCAATATCATCTACATAATTGTCTGTATCTTGTATAGCAACCCATTGAGTACCATTATAAAAATATAATTTTTTATCTCCAGCTGTTGAATCAAAATATATCTGACCTTCTTTCGCTCCAGAAGGAGGTGTTCCAAGTGGTTGTATTACAGCATTTTGTAATTCATTACCTGTTAAATCTAAATTACTTAAGTGTTTCATTTTTATCTTTTAGTTAAAATATGCCTTACCTGAAAAAGAGGCGTTAAATCTTAATGTCACTACATCTAAAGATGTGTACTCTACTTCTCCTACAACAGAATTATTTCCTGAATCAACTATTGTAACAGAAGGATATTTATTTAAATTATGAGTTACTACCCATGTATTTGATGCAGAAGACTGTGTATGTATATAATTTTTATCGGAAGATTCACTACCTACTATTGAAGTAACACCATATATATGAGTATCTTCTAAATTACCATTACCTTCAACAAACTCTAAAGTAAGATTGTAAAATCCAATATCAGATAAATCTTCTTCTATAGTTGTTAATTTGTATATACCAAACTTGTTGGGGTTTGATGTATCTGCAATCATTATAGTATCATGAATAAATGTATTCATAATATCTACAATATATTTTAACCCACTATTCTTTTCACTAACCTTAATATTAGTTAACGAAGAGAAAGTGGGTGCTTGAGTTAATGTAGTTATAGATCCTACTGGTCTATCACCAATAAATGTTTGGTAATACTTAAAGTTGATTTGATTAACAACACCTATAAAACCAGACTCATTAAAAAAATCGGCTAAATTCTGAGGTGTAAAGTTTTTAGTTATTCCACCGCTAAAATCAGTTCCAATCCATTTATCATTTGCCGTGACAATTGGGTCTATAACATAAGTGCTTATTCTAGCCATTTATTTTTTGTTCTTTGTATTGTTAACCTTAGCGCTTACAACTCTTAAGTTTGACTTATTGTTGCTTCCACCATCAGCTAATGTTTTTTTATGGTCAACTACATAACCATCAGGTATATTTTTGAATTTAGCTCTAGCTTCAACCCTAGCTTTTTGTTTGGCTTTTTCAGATGGAGTAGCATTCTTTTCTTTCTTATACTCTTTACCATCTTCAGACTGATTCCATTTTTTAGATGTAATCTGATGCTTTTTTCTAGCCTCTGGATTTTCTCTATAATATTTAGCAGTTCTACCTAGCCCCATTATTTACCTACTTTTTTAGCTATAATAGCCGCATCTTTATTTCTAAATGAATGCTCTGAATTTTGACCTTCCCATACACCTTTTCTAGAGAATTCATTGCTATCATATTTCTCTAAATTACCACCTTTTAAACCTAGATTGAACCCATGTTTATAATCAGCGCTATCTTTAGCTGTAGCTGGTCTACCAGTATCTAAACCCATAGAATTGTTACTTGCATTATTAGCCTGTGCGAACAATGTGTATTTAGGTTCTATGTATTTCTTTTTTTTAGGTTGCTCCATTGTTATTTCTTTTTAGCAATTTTAGATTTCATCATTTTAGCAAACTCTAATTTTTCTTTGCTTTGAACTTTTTTACCTTCAGACTTTTCGTGTTTAGCCATTGCTGCTTTAGAAGGATATTTTTCTCCAGTTGCTTTTTCTACAATTGCTTTTTTTGGCATTACTTTTTTCATGTTGTTTTATTTTTATTATTAATGACATCCTCCAGTGCAACCACCGTTCCTTTGTTTTTCAGAACCATCCCCAGTACCTATAGATACAAAAGAATTTTTTCTTTCCTTTTCTTTTTGTCTTGCTATTTTGTTAACTTCAGATGGAGTTCTTTCATTTATTTTATTCCATTCTTTTCTATTATCCTCCCATGTTTGAGTAGGTATACCTAAAGCTTTTAATTTATCTTGTTTTGTTTCAAAAGATTTCTTTTTTAACTCAATAGCAGTTATCTGTCTTTTTTCTTTTTCAGTTGGTGTAGCTAATCTAGGAGCTTTTACTTCTATAGTTTGTTTTTTTTCTACAACTCCAGCAGGTGATGGTTTTATTACTTCAGAGAAATTTCTTTCTCCAGAAGTTTTAACAGTACTTTGTTTTTTTTCAGGATTTACAACAACTTTTTTCTCAGTTACAAAAGTATCTCTACTTACAGGTTTTCTTTGAATAGGTTCTTTCTTTTTTAACTCAGAACTCCAAGATTGATTGAATACTCTAGCTCCTGTATCTGGGTCTACACTAACTTTTGTTTTTACAGGTGGATCTACTGCCATAATTATTTCTTTTTAGTTTTACCAGCTTTTGACAATGCAATAGCTATAGCTTGTTTTTGTGGTTTACCACTTTTAATTTCTGTCTTAATATTAGCGCTAACAACTTTAGAGCTACTTCCTTTTTTTAACGGCATAATCTTACTTTTTATAAAATAACTTATTGACTAATAGATTTGGATTATTTAAAGCTTCTTGTCTAGCTTCACACCCACAACTTGGAGATACTTTTTTTACTAATGCTTTTACCCCACTATATTTCGTTAGCTTCTCTATTGAGTCTCCTAATCCTTTTGATTTTCTTACCATAACACTACCATTTTACTTTATCACTCCAATAAGCAGCACTTGATTTTCCCTTAGCTATATTCTTTGCGTGTCTAGCTTTAAACGAAGCTCTCTTAGCTTTCATTTTATTACTTTCTCCAGCTTTAGGTTTTCCAGCAGTTACCGCGCCTTGCTGTCCAAAGTGAATTATTTTTTCAGTTCCGTCATAACAAGCCTTTACTACATGTGACTTTTTAGGGTCATTAGGAGTTCTTTTTGGAGAGTTACACGGCATGTTCTTTTTGTCCAACATAACTATTGATTTATAAATCTTTGCAAAGTTACATATTTTTTTATTTTACATTTGCACTAATTTAATCAAATATAATGGCTAGAAAAGTATATAGAAAAATGAAGAGGATAGGCGAAGATAAAGAGATTCGCATACAAAAGAAATTAGCAGATAGACCTCAAAATTACTTTTTTAAAGAAAAAGCTTCATCTTATTTAAAGTACTTTAGAGTAGTTAGAATGTATATACAAAAGAAGTATGAATTAAGTCTATCAGAACTTGAGTTGCTTTTGTTCTTATATGATGAGAATGTATTTAATAAAGAAACATTTTACGGTTATGCATGTACTCTTGGTTTCTCAACAATGAACTGGCTTAATAAGTTTGAGGAAAGAGAGATTATAAAAGTATGGAGGGAAGGTACTAAAGATACAAAGATGTACACACTAACTCAAAAATATAAAATGGCTTGTGCAAAAATGTACAAACATTTAGAAGGAGAACCCGTACCTCAGAATGTACAACTTAATCCGTTATTTAAAAGTAACGTTTCTTTTAGCGACAAGATGTACGCTAAACTTATAAAGAAAATGAATGATAAAAGAAAAGGGGTAGAATAACTACCCCTATAACTTACTAACCTAAAAACTCGTCAATCTTATCAAGTATTTTTGAAGTTGACTTAAACTCATTATCAAGAATTTTCCTTTCTTTTTCAAGAGCTTCAATTTGGTCTTCAATCTGAAAAGCATAGTTTGCCATATCAGCAAGAACACAATTCAATTGCTTTTTAGCAACATTAAAAACTTCTAGAGCATTGCTCTTTCTTTTTGCTAAGTATATAGCGTCTTTTTTAAATCCAAACATATTAAATTAAATTAAAGTACGACTCTTACATCGCTTAAGTTTATAATAAGGTACTTTTTACCGTCTAGTCTCAACTCACTAGCATTTACTTTATCGTAGTATAGTTTGTCTCCAGACTTTATTCCTTCAACATCTTCACCAGCCATAAACACCTCTCCTAATTTATAACGTATATCTCTATCGTTAGCTTCGGTTATTATAAGACCAAGTTTATTTTTTACCTCTTCTTTTATCTCAGATATTACCAATGTTCTTCCAAATGCTCTCATTATGCTCTTTTGTTTGTAACCGTTGCTTCGGTTGTTAATAATGTAGCTGATACAGATACAGCGTTCTCAATTGCATTTCTAATTACCTTAGTAGAGTCAATAACACCCATTTTATACATATCTCCAAACTCCTCAGTTAACACATTGTATCCAAAAGAATAATCAGATGTATTTAAACCACTAACAATATCTAAAGCATTAACACCTGCGTTATCTATTATTTGAGCAAAAGGATAGTACAAAGAATTTAATACAGAATACCAACCTGAAATATAGCTTTTATTACTCACCCTAGGAAAATTGTTTATCATTAAGTTTCTTAATGCAATTCCACCTCCAGGCAAAATACCTTCTTCTAATGCGCTTTTAACCGCATGGATAGCATCATCTACCCTATCCTTCTTTTCTTTCATCTCAAGCTCGCTATTAGCTCCTACATGCACAACTGCAACGCCACCACTAAGTCTACTCAGTCTATCTTTATAATGCCACAGATTCATTCTGTTCTCAGCATTTGCTATTGACAAATGAATGTTCTTTAACCTCTCGTCAATATCAACCTTGTGTTTTGGTCGGTCCACTATAAGAACTGTATCTGTTGTTGTAGAGATTGATTTGATTGCTTCTCCTAAATAACTTGCGTCAACTGCTGATAAATCATTACCAGTCTCATCAGAAGCCAACACTGCACCTGTCAGAGCGCACAAGTCTTCAAGTAATTCAAATCTTTTAATACCAATCCCCTCAGGTGCAATTACATTAACCTTGATCACGCCTTTTGCCTTATTAACATTCAAAGCATTCATTACAGCTGTCTCAACGTCCGCAATAATCAAGATACTTCTTTTGTTTTTGATAGCTACTTCTAAAACACTAGTAATATCTTCAAGACTCTTTATTTCTTGATCTGATATAAACACTAATGGATTATCTAATACAGCCTCTTGTTTCTCTGGGTTTGTAACCATATATGGAGAAGTGTATCCTTTCTTGATTTTAGTTCCATCAATAACACTAACGTAAGTATCACTGTTTAAACTTTCCTCCATTGTAACAACTCCATCCTTACCTACTTTGATGTAAGCCTCTGCAATAATGTTACCTAGTTCAGTATCGTTGTTTGCTGAGATTCTAGATACGCTTTTTAAAGTCTTGTTACTAACTTTCTTACTTTGGTTTTTTAAAGATTTAACAACCTCAACACAAGCGTCTTCCATTCCTTTCTTGAATTGAGTAATATTTGTGTTTTCATCGATTACGTTAAACGCCTCTTTAATCAAAGCCTGAGTTAATACACAAGTTGTAGTTGTACCATCACCACTATTTCTAGCACTTCTATCTGATGCCTGCTTAATAATACTAGCACCTAGGTTCTCAACTGGATCTGATAAGTTAATAGAGTTAGCTACTGTAACACCGTCTTTAGTAACATGAGGCAACCCTCTTTCGTCTTCAATAATTACATTTCTACCAGCAGCTCCAAGCGTAACCTTAACAGCATCTGCTACAGCATTAACTCCATTAATAAGTTTTTCTTTTGCCTCGTTTTTATAGAGGATTTCTTTTTCAATCATTTGATTTGATTTAATTGTTAATTTTTTACTACCAAGTGAACTTCAATTCTATAAAAGCGAAGTAAAAGTTCAATTCATTAAAATCGTAGATTTCATCTTTTTCGTACCAATCTAGTCCAAAAAGGAAGTAATTTGGTGTTAAAGTTAAGTCAATTTCCATAGTTTTTGTGTTTTGATAGGCAAATATAGTGTTTTTTATTTAAAACCAAACAATGATCTAAATCTTATTTTATGTATTAAAGAAATGTTTAATACCTATTAAAGAAAAGTTTAAGGATAATATTAATATATATATAAATATATATAACTATGTGCATCTTGATTATTTTTTATATATTTGTTAAGTCAAATACAATACAATGAATATCACTACAGAAGCAAATTATTTACTCTTTGGTTTTAAAGAAACTGGAGATGCAACATACTTATTCAAACTCAATAGGATTTTAAACGAGTTCTTACAAGATGTTATATACGATTATTTAGAGTGCGATGGATACGAAGTATCTAAACCTAAAGATTGTGTTTTAAAAGCTATTAATTGGACGCAGGATAACACTTTAAAAACTTCCCTGAGTTATCGAATAGGATGTCAAGACTAAATTCTTTATCCAACTTATCAAATATATCTTGATGATTTGAAAATTGCAAGTAAGTATGAACATCTTTATACTGATATCTAACACCAGTTTTCTCTAATGCATATCTTATAAACCACATAGGATTCAACATTCTTTCGTTTCTCATGTGAATGTATTCTTTAATAGTCTCTGTCATACATGTGTTTTTTATGTTTTATTTCTTTTGTTTTTCCGTAGTGTAAGTAGGCAGGGTTAACAGATACTCTGTTTGGACTAAGTGCCTTAATCATGTTCTTACGTTTCAAAGTATTTATGATTCTATTCACTTGGCTTTTAGTAAGACCACTCTCTATACGAATCTCATTTCTGTCTTCTGCTGTAAGACTACAGTATATTTCTCCTTGAACTTGTTTGTTTAAAATCAATACCAAAACATATAGCTCATTAGAAAAATTTTGAATCCACTTACCATCGTCATGCGTTAGCATCATCATAAAAAACTTCTCATCAGCAACTGAGTAGACACTGGTGTTAGTCTCTATAATCTCACCAGTATCTCTGTTTACTGTGTCAATATATATCGTTTTTATACTCATACGGCGCATGGGATGCGTCGAAACACGCACTTTATACCCTACTTCAAATTTATAACTATCTTAATACCAAAGTAATAAGTGTTTTTGTATCTTATCTTCTCTTTGTACACTACAAATATACTACAATTTATAATCAATACACAACCTTAAATTATAAAAAGTGCACCACATATGTATATGTATTTTATATCGCAATACCAGATATGAAAACATAATCTATCTACAAGAAGAGTTTTTTTAGTATGTTAGATACCTATACATTTTGGGTTATACCCCCATTCTACGTTCACCTTCCTCTAACAAAAGTCGTTTTAAAATACGCCCTACCCTTCAAAATTTCAAAATTGATTTTGAATTTTTTACCTTTTTGCCTACTATCTTTTTTCAATACGATTTTTTAGCAACTATTTCAATCTACATTTTTACTTGTGTCCTTTCCGTTTGTCAATTTACTGGATAACTATTTT